AAGGCCAGAATACTTTTGGATACCACCATCAAAAGATACGCTGATAGGAATCTTAGACTTTTCTTTAACATAACGAGATTTCTCCACATTGATAATAAAATTGTAACCAGTAATTTCTGTTCCGGTTTTTTCTTGTTGTCTGCCAAGAATGTAGATGTTATCAGCAGAGTAATAAGAACCTGTGCCACCACCAACAATGTCTTTAGGGAACATTCCAATTTCTTTGTAGGTGTGATTCACTACGACCATTGAAATATCTTTTAAGTTGAGGTGTGGTGTTACCATTCTAAACAACGATTTAACTTGTTTAGCACGGCTCATATCTGCAACAGATTTACCTTCAAGTGCATCTTCAACTTCTTTCTTAGATGCTAGATTACCAATTGAATCTAAAATAATAATTAACTTATCACCACGATTAACATCTTGTAACTGTTGCATAATATCGAACTTCAATTGTTCAATGTCAGTCAAAGGTGTGTGTAGAACTCTGTCCATGTCAATCTGAAATGTTTCAAAGTATTTGACAGGTGTTCCAAATTCTGAATCATAGAACAATAACACCGCTTCAGGGTATTTGTCCATGTAAGCTTTTGCCATCAATAAACTGAAAGCAGTCTTAAAATGTTTTGATGGTCCTGCCCACATAGTAAGACCAGGAATAATACCACCATCCAGTTTACCACTTAATGCCACATTAATCATTGGTACATCAGTTGGTACCATATCCTTTTCAGTAAAGAATTTCGACTTAGATAAAATCGAACTATCTTTAATTGAGGAATTTTTCTTTAGTTTGTCAAGCAAGCTCATATAATATCTCCATTAAGCAAAAAAATCATCCAACGAATTCACCTTCTCTGTTTTCCAACCAATACAATCTAAAATGACCTTAATCGGTTCAATAAAAGATTTATTAAATTGCATGTCATAATCTATATATTCATCAAGGCCAAATTCTTTTGGTAACCTTGTTGGATAAGAAATGACAGTATCTTTTACTGGATTAGGTTGTTTTAAATATGTAAACTTCAATTTTTCACCGTCTTGTAATAAAGGATATTTTTTTGTTAAACCATTCTTACGCAACATATCATTATAAATGATTGCACCTTTTACATGAATTGGTGTACCTTTTTTGTATAAAGACAATGAATCGGAGTATTCTTTGATACCATTAACTCCTCTTGGAAAAGAAATATCTTCAACAGGTAATTGTTTAAAACTTTCACGAAAACTTGAAATAAATTTTTGTACTTCATCTTCATCAGAAGTAACAATAAGTTGAATTAACTTTTTCATTTTTTCACGAATAACACTTGGTGTAGAAGATTTAACCATTTCTAAACCCATTACTTTCATTTGAGGTTCATTATATTGAACTCCCTCATTATTATAAACATTTAAAATATATCTTTTCTTAGCAGTCCAAATTCCTTTGTCTGAAAGAGCTTCACGCTTCATTATCATTTTTTGCGAGTGTGCATGAACATATTCAGCAAGCTCTTGATAACTTTCATCAATGAATGGTTGTATTTTATCCTCACATACCTTGTCCATGAAGGCGATGATTGCATTAGTGTCCTTCTTATCTTTATACACTTTATCAACGAGTTCACCAAGGCGGAGATAAATGCTGTCTGTATCTGATGCGATAACATAATCTTTCTCTGTTTTCAATAGTTTGTTCATAAATTGATTGAGCTTCTTCTCAATCCACCGAATACTTAATTGTCCTGTTTGTGTAACTGCCAGTGCTTGGCGTAAATCATAGAATCGAAAGTATTGTGAACCAAGAGCACCATAAGCGGAGTTTAGTGATACTTTCTTTGCAAGTTGCAGATTATTATATCGTGCAACAAGTTTGTCTATTTCCTCTTTTTTAATTGGATCAGTTTCGTTTTCATAATCTTGTTTCGCCTTCAACATCATCTTCTTAAACTTTTTTCTATCTTCATACATTTCTTCCATCATTTTTGGTAAGAAACCTTGTATGTCAGTACGAAAATATTGGCCATTTGGTGTTAATGCTACTCCATTTAGTGGTGTTGTGTCAACTTCTTTTTTCAGGAGTTTATCTACATTAATTCCCTCACTCAAAACTTTCTTCATCGTATCTGTATAATCAGATGGCTCAATCAAAGTTTCTGGTGAAATATTGTATTGAATTAATAAATGTGGATAGAGAGAGTTCAAATCAAAAGATGCAACCCAATTATGCATGCCAGTTTGTGGATCTTTAACATATGCACCTTCAAAAGCTGAGCTTTTATGTTTAACAACTTTTGGCGGAACAATAATATTTTTTTCAAGTAAATGTGAATATATTAATGAATCCCACATACGAGTTTGTGCAAATACATCACTATAGTTTGTTTTAGTATCATACGCAAGAGTTAATGCCAACTCTATCAATTTCAATTTATCTTCGAGTTTGACAATTAATTCCACATCTTTAATATTATACTCAATAAATTTTTGATAATTTAAACGATACAATGTATGGAGGTTGTCATACTCATCATACGATAACTTAGATTCACCGAGTTCCACATTAGCAATACTATCCAACTTATATGATTCTTGGGATTTTCCTCCTGGTGCATACCATTTATATAATTCAATATAATCTAATGTAGATACACCAGTAATGTTGTAAGAAATAAGCTCACGATTATTTACTGTTACTTTTCTTTCCCATATATTATTCCAAGGAGAAAGTTTTTTTGCATCGTCATCACCAAGAATCATACGAAAGCGATTGATCAAATAGGGTATATCAAAAAACTCAATATTCCATCCAGATATAACATCAGGACAATAATCTTGCCAATATGCTAAGAACTTTTTGCAGAGATCGATTTCATCATCACACTTTACATATATTTCATCATTATTCTTTTTATAATCTCCACAACCAAAAACTATTGTATCACGATTTAAATAGTGTATAGCAATAGCTGTAATGGGCTCTGTTGTTTTATAAGGATCAGGAAAACCATTTTCAGAGCCAACTTCGATATCAATAATTGCAATTAGAATATTAGAAATATCCCAATCAATTTGGCCTTTAAATTCATCAGCAATAAATGCATACTCAAATCTATCATTACCATAAATTTTAAAATTTTCTACACTCTCATACTTTCGAACAAATTCTTTAGCATCTTTAATATCACCAAATTTCATTGGTTCCAAAGATTCACCAAACAAAGTTTTCCATTGAGTAGTTTTATTTGCCAATAAAAACAAAGTCGGCGAGTAAGTAACTTTATTCTTTACCCGCCGGCCATTATTAATGCCTCGATATAAAATGTTGTTGCCTTGAACAGCAATGTTTGTATAATATTTACTCATTCATACATTATATCACACTTTTGGAATAGCAGAGGCAATTTCAATACCACTACCAAAAACACGATTGTATTGATTTTCAAGTTCAACAGATGGTGTTGTAATACACAAAACATTTTCCATCGAAATGGATACACCAGTATTAAATTCTTGTGCAAAATCCAAAAATGGTGCAAAGCCCATCATTGGACCTTCTTTTGTTGGTTGAACAATTACTTGAACTGGTTGTTTCATTGAAATCGATTTTTCATCGGTATAATCTAATTCACATAAAAGTGTTTGGGTGCTTTTAAGACTTATTAATTTAATTGTCATGTCATTTAATCTTCTAAAAAATTTATTAATTAACTACAGGAGTTTCTGCTGGCAATACACCAATTGTAACCCATCGCTTAGGAAATAACATTTCTCGGCCTTGAAAATCTTTCATGTCACAAGTTGGATCTTGTGTCCAACCAAGAACCTCTACCATGTTATCATATTCACGGAAAAATAAATCATATTTTTCTGCACGAAAAAACTTATATTCTATTGCCAATTTCTTAGCGAGTTCACGGGTGTTCATTCTTTTCTTTCCTTAAAATCATAGAAGAAATCATTATTATTCCTTGCAGAATGTTTATTGTATTTCTCTACTGAATACAGCTTTGTTGCTATTTTAAAATCTGGCATTTTGAATTCAGGTACTGTCAGAGAAGCATCATAGAACAATGTTTTATTATTTGGTTGGGCAGCGAACTGTCCGTTGTCCAACTTAATAAAATTATAACTCTTATGTTCTTCTACTGTTTCAGAAAATCCTGTATTCAAATAGCCAGGGTCGTTTTGGCAAAAATCCACGGTGAACATATACTCACCAAAATGCCAC